GGTCAAGGATATGAACCTGTCCAGAAATTAAAGGTTGAACCCATGACCCTTAAAGCATTAGTTAGAGAACGTATTGAGGCTGGACAAGATATGCCCTCTGACTTATTTAACCTGTTCGCAGGCAACCGAACAAAAATAACAAGGAAACAATAACCATGAACAAAGAACAAGGAACCATGACAAAGAAAGCCGATGCTCCTCTTCCAGCAAATGTGTTTGAAGAAGATGCAGCGAAAGGACTTGGTGATATAAGTCAAAAAGACTTAGCATTACCTTTCCTTAAAGTCCTTGCACAATTATCACCTGAAGTAAATAAAAGGGATGGTAAATATGTGGAAGGTGCAGAAGCAGGAATGATCTATAATTCTGTTACTGGAGAGTTATATAATGGAGTGGAAGGCATCAATGTTATTCCATGCTTTTATAAACTCGAGTATGTTGAGTGGAAAGACAGAGGAGAAGGTCTAGGTGCCCCAGTGGCAATCTATCCATCTTCATCTGATATCATGTCCAAAACAAAACCAGATGCAAATTATAAAGATAGATTACCTAATGGTAATTACATCGAAAAAACTGCATCGCATTTTGTGATTATCCTAGGTGGTAGTCCCTCAACAGCATTAATTTCTATGACTCGTACTCAATTAAAAATTAGTAGGAAATGGAACTCGATGATGAGTGGGATTAAATTGAAAGGTAAAGACGGATTATTTACTCCGGCATCTTTCAGCCACATTTACAAACTAAAAACTACCCAAATGTCTAATGACAAAGGCACTTGGTTTGGTTGGGAAGTAAGTAAACTTGGTCCGGTGACAGATACCGCGATGTATCAGCAAGCTAAAACGTTTAGTGAAAATATTTCTAAAGGAAGTATTAAAGCTAAACACGGCGCTGATAAACCGAAAGGATCTGACTCGCACTTCTAGTTTAACCAAGCAGTTGGTTAAAAGGGGGGCGGGAGCGGGAGACTCAACCCGCCCCTTTGAAAGATAATCATGGATAAGAAATATATAGAATTATTTAATGGATATAAGGGTGCGTATGGTGTCGCTGATTGGACCCATGTTAAAATAGATCCGAAAACTGGAAAAAGAGCACCAGAATATAGATGGAACTATGAGCCATTCACAGACCAGGTCTTTATTGATCATTTAAATGGTGCCAAATCTGTGGGCATCCAGCCTACAAATGAAAACGCACAAACTAAATTTGCAATTATTGATGTAGATCCAGATAAAATCCCTGGGTGTACCTACAAGGACTATGATAAAAAATTTTTCATAGACAAAATTCAAGAATTTAAACTACCCTTAATACCCATAGAATCTAAAAGCGGAGGACTCCATTTATATATATTTATGAAGGAGTTTGTATCAGCTGCTCTACTAGTATCCTTCCTAAGCAATCTTCTTACTCTTTTTAAATTAAACCCTAATGCTGAAATTTTTCCAAAGCAAACACTGTTATCAAAAAATGTAGAGACCGGTGAGCTTAGACCAGGACAATTTGTTAATCTTCCTTATTATAGAAGAACTGAACGACGAGCTCTCAATACAGATGGGACTCCTTTTACTTTTGAACAATTTATAGAATTAGTTGAAGCAAATCTAGTAGGAATAGATGATCTAGATAAAATAACCGACGGCATAGACAAGCAAATATATGAGGGAACCGATGATAATTTTAAAGATGGCCCTCCTTGCTTAGCTGCATTATCTACCTCCATGAAGGACCCAGAGTTCGACGGTAAAGATCGATTCATGTACAACTATCATGTCTTTGTTAAATTGAAATATCCTGATAAAGACACATGGACGAGAAAAGTTAAAAACGCACCTGTAAAATATTTTGAAGAGCAACACGCCAATGCATGGGACGATAAATTTTTAAATGCTAAAATAAGATCTTGGACACGATCTGAAAAAGGCTATACATGCAAAGATGAAGTCTTACAAAAGTATTGTAAAAAAGGAATATGTTCCAAGAAAAAATTTGGAATACTGGCTGGTTCTAGAGGAACCTACCCAGAATTAACGAATTTAAAGAAAATAGAATTAGCGCCCGAACCTGAATTTGAATTTGATGTAACTCTAGCTGATGGATTCTCCAAAGCTACCGTGCATTGTCATGATATATCTTATTTAACTGAACAACGTAAAAGAAGAAATGTAATATCCAGGGACGCACACTTCACTCCTCCATTAATCAAAGATGATCTACCTATTTTAAACGCTTTATGGGGAACCTTAACACTTGTTTCTCCACCAATCGGTACTACCCCTAAAGAAAAACTGCACGATGTTCTACACGCTAAAATTAATGGAGCTAAAGCCATGAACGATGCGAGTTTTAAATCCGGAACCGTACTGATTGAGGCGGGCTGTGCTTTTTTTAAATATGATAAATTTTATGATAGACTAAAATCTAAGAACTGGAAATACAGCGAGGATAAGACAGGTACCATGATGACCACAACCTATAAAGAATGTGGTATAGAGTTTCTGGATCAAAAAAGATTTCCTAGTAAGGTTAAAGGAAAATATAATACACCCACTAAAAACGTTGTAAAAATTTCTATTAAAGAATTTGAAAACGTCCCGATCCTTCACACAAAACTTAAACATCAAAAGGATATCATATGATGAGAAAAATACTCGGGCCTCCGGGAACAGGGAAAACAACTAAATTATTAAAATATGTTAAAACATTTTTAAAACTAGGAACCCCTTTAGATAAAATAGGATACTTTGCTTTCACTAAAAAAGCCGCTAACGAGGCCAAGGGCAGAATGCTAAATGATTTTCCCACGCTAACAGACAAAAAATTAAAACGCTTTCAGACTCTCCACTCCCTAGCTTTTGAAAGACTTGGTATGAAAAAAAGCCAAGTAATGCAGGATGAACATTACGAAGATATTGGAAAACAATTAGGAATCGAAGTTACAATGTATAGTGATGGAGAGGAACACACAGGTTTTATAGACTCGGATAATGAATATTTTAATTTAATTAACATTGCCCGTATTAAAGAAGTAACAAGCCAGGAAGAATACGACACCGACATGTATTCATGGGCTGTTGATAAGAATGTAATTCCAATTCTAGAAGCTGAAATAAATAATTATAAAGAGGCCTATCATCTACTGGACTACACCGATATGATCGAGAAATTCATTGTGGCAGAAATGTGTCCAAAATTTGACGTCGTTTTTATCGACGAAGCCCAAGATTTATCGCCGATTCAGTGGAAAATGTTTGATGTTTTAAAGAAAAATTCTAAACATGTTATAATAGCTGGTGACGACGATCAAGCTATTTATGGATGGGCAGGAGCAGATGTTAAAAGATTTCAACGAGAACCAGCAAAAGAAATTGTTCTACCACAATCTTATAGAGTACCCCGGGCTATCCAACGTATTGCAGATAATATTTTAAATAGAATACCAGATGACCGAAGAATAAAAAAGAACTGGAACGCCCGCGACGAAGACGGAACTATTCATCAATCTATTTCCTCTATTGAAGATGTCCCTTTGCATGAAGGAAAATGGTTAGTGCTGGCTCGTTACAACGACAAACTCATAAGATTAAAACCTACTTTACGCGACATGGGAATTTATTTTGAATACAAGGGGCGTAAAAGCTATCGAGCAAGACTCTATAATGCTGTTCAAAACTTCACCCGATGGACTAATGGATCTCTTCTTTCTCTATCAGAGTGTACAGACTTATTTGAATATCTCGGTAAAAAATTCCCTCACAACGAGGAACGAATGTATGAATTAAAAGAACTTGGATACAGCCACACTCAAAGATGGTTTGATGTATTTGAAACAGAACCTGAAGACAGCCTCTATATTAGAAATATGTTGTCTCAAGGAGAAAAACTAGATGTCCCAGCACGAGTCGTACTATCTACGATTCATTCTGCAAAGGGTGGAGAAGCTGATAACATCATATTAATTTTAGATAATACTAAAAAAATTAGGGAAGCCATTGAAAGATCTCCCGATAAAGAAGATGAAGAAAATAGAATTTGGTATGTAGGAGTTACTCGAACAAAACAAAATCTATATATCATGACAGCAAAAAAGGAGGCAAATGGATACGACATCGAAAGTATACAATAAACAAATTGGAGGAGCCCACTATCGCAAAATGAAAATTCAACCCAGTGAATTTGTGCATGAAAATAAGTTACTATTTGCAGAAGGTAATATAATAAAGTATATATGTAGACATCCTTACAAAAATGGAAAACAAGATATTCTGAAAGCAATACACTACTGCGAAATGATTATTGAAAGAGATTACAAATGAGAATTCCAAAATTTGAAGCTCAAACTGAATGGGTTAAACCAACAGAATTTCCAGACCTACGTCAAGTAGATGAAATTGCAATAGACTTAGAAACAAAAGATCCTGATCTTATTAAAAGAGGATCGGGTTCTATTATTGGAAACGGAGAAGTGATAGGTATCTCGGTCGCTACTTCACACTATAAAGGATACTTTCCGATTGCCCATGAAGGCGGTGGCAACATGGATCGTAAACAAGTTTTAAGCTGGTTAAAAGATGTTCTTGAAGCTCCTTCCATAAAAATATTTCACAATGCTATTTACGACGTCTGTTGGCTAAAAGCCATGGGCTTTAAAATTAATGGTGACATTGTTTGTACAATGATCGCTGCAGCCATCACCAATGAAAACAGATTTCGATACGATCTTAATAGTTTGTCCTGGCATTATTTAGGCT